CTGCTTCTAGTTTTGCAATGATATATTCTTTGACAAGTCCAGAACGAACAATATCATCAACACCAAATTCTATTATATCAATAGATGGCATTTTACGCAAGATGTTCATAAAATCAACAATTCCATTACGCTCATTAGTTTTCTGCAAGTCTGACTGAGTAGCATCTCCGCAAAACATAATCTTAGAGTTTTCACCAACACGAGTAATGATTGAATCCAGTTCATGTGCTGTGCAATTTTGGAATTCATCTACGATCACAATCGAATTATCAAGTGTGGTTCCTCTTAGGAATGAGGTGCTCCAGAATTTAATGGTTTCCTGAGACTTGAGATTGCCATACAGCATCTCAAACTCAGCATCGGAAGGCATCTGGAACATATACTTGACCATATTCTTATAAGGAATCTGGTAGATGTCTGATTTATCCTCATAAGAACCAGGAAGGAAACCAATTTCTCTGGTGGCAACTAAAGAACGAACCAGATAGATTTTCTCATAAGGAGTTCTTTCATCAAGAACTTCACAAAGAGCATTATAAAGAGTGATGAAAGTTTTACCAGTTCCTGCACAACCATATGCGACAAGATGTTTGCCTTCTGCATATGCATCAAAAAGTTTTCTTTGATTGTCTGTAAGAGGTTCAATATCTAAAAGATATTCACTTCCAAGTGCCTTTTTTCTTTTCGTCTGACGGGTTGTAAGGCCAACACCGATTGGTTGGTCATTCGTCGTTCTTTTTCTTCTTGCCATATTAGGTAGGTTAGATTTTCTTTACTCTTGACCCAGGAGCCCTGCTTGATTTTTCAAGTACTTCGTTCCATCCAGGATTTTTGGAAATCAATTTATTTTTCCAATCACCAACCTCACCAACATTCATTTGCGTTGGAATAAGTGGTTTAAGATGGGGATTTTCTTTGAGATATGGATCTTTGTCTGCCATATACATCCATTTTTCAAAGATTTCTCCAGTATCGATATTTTCAAATCTATAAGTAGGCATAAATTTTAATAATGTGTATCGTTATTTAGACCCACTCAAGGGCTTCCGAGACTGCTGGAAATTGTTCGGTAAACACTTTCTTACACTCTTCGGCAATTACCATATGTTCTTTTTGAGTCCCATGAGCAGAACGCAGATTGATATAATGTATCCATGACCTGCAAGAACCCGTCATATAAATCCGTGTGGGAACTGCCAGTGGCAATACAAACCTTGCACACTCCTTTGCAACCTCTGCCTCTAGAAGGCGATTATAGAGGTTTTGAGCGGCAGCAAAGTGAACTCGGATATCTTCAAGCAATTTTAACTTTACATAGTCTCCAAGGTCATCTGTGGAGTTCTGACGGTTCTTTGTATCCTGCCTACGAAGTTCGGGAAGAGGAATTTTTTCTGAAATAAGATTTGTGTCTGCATACCTCTGTGAGAACTCTTGAAATGTGAAACTACGATGGCGCAAGATTTGTGCTGCGATACCACGATTCGTTTCAATCTCAAGTGTCATAGAAGACTGTTCAAACACAGACCAATGATTATGCTTAATACAATAAGCAAGCAACTTGGAATAGTTTTCCGAACTCTGATTACTTGGATTAGAAACTCGTGCAATAAATGCCATTGTTTTTTCTGCATCTGGAGTCACGCTGATAAGTTTTACTGTCATTTTCCAAATCCTTTTGATGTTTGTACTTCAATCTGTGCGAGTTCTTTTTCCAAAATTCTAAGTTGTGATTTCATTTCGACCAATTGCTCAGAACTATATAAGTGTTCTTGCTTAATTAGTCTACGAAGCAATTTCATCATTTTTCTTGCTCTGTCAGTCGGCATACCCATCATCATCCTCAAAAATTTCGTCGTAGTCTGTAATAGTTCTTGTTGGCGCCTTATAAGCATCCACATCAGAATAAATTTCTGCTTTTAAAGAATCCACAAGAAGTTCCATGTTTCGAACAATCAGTTTCAGTTTGTCTTTGTCCATAGGATATAATTCTTTCAATTCATTTTAGCATAAAAAAAGGAGGGGATCAACCCCTCCAGAATATCAGCGCATTGCCATCGCTAGTTTTGCTTGATGTTTACGCTGTTCTTTTTCTTTTTGTTGTTTAATTAAAATAAGTTGCCAGTTGCTTTTGATTTTCATTGGAGTGCTCCTTTACTTTTGGTATTGGTGCGTTCCTTCGGTATCCCTACTTCCGCCCATAAGGGTGAACGTCAGATTATTTAGTCAATTAACTTTGTAACAAATGTTACAATTTTATTTACCAGGAAGCATTTTAACTCCAAGTGCTTTATTGCGAGCAACATCGGATTGTCTTGCCGCAGCAAGTTTCTTAGCAGCATTCGCAGCATCAGATTGCTTATAAGCACCAGCAAATAAAGATCTACCAATTCTTTCTAATGAATTAGAAGAAGTTCTTGCAAGAGTGCTTGGATCTTGTGCTCTCTTATAAACTGCCTTACCACCTTTATATGCAAGATATCCAGTATCCTGCTTGCCGCCAGGGCCAGTAACAACTGATGTTTTTGCTAACTGAGCGGTTTTTCTTTGTGCTCCTGTGCCAGTTGTGATCGTGTTCTTTTTGGTATCAAAACTGGTAGGGCCACCAATACCTTTGATTGCACCACCTGCCTGACGTTGACGATTCGCTGCTGCCATTGCCGCTTTTTCTTTTCCAGTAGCACCAGCAACAACTTCACTTGCTTTACCAGCAAGTCCAGAACCTGCCATATAACCACCAATACCACCAACAACACCACCAATACCCGCACCAATTGCAGTTCCAGCACCAGGAACAATAGATCCAATAGTACCACCAAGGGCGGCACCAGCACTAGCGCCTGCCTCAGCACCTGCTATTCCACCCGCTGCTTTTGTTACACCCATTGCAACAGAAGATCCTCTAGAGCGACCTCTTTCTCTTTGTGCTTTATATTCATCTGCAGCATCAAGGCCAGCTCCTACAGCACCAAGTGCTCTACCACCCCACTTAGAAAATCTACCACCTTTTCCTAAGGTATCAGTAGCAGTTTTTGCAAGATCAGTTCCAGTTTTAGTAGTTTGAATTCCTTGACGAGCAGATGAAGTTGGTGGAGTACCTGAAGGTAGTTTACCTTTAGATTTAGTAATATCTGTTACTTTTACTGGTTTAATTGGTGGATTTGTTGCAGGTGTAGAAGAAGATCTGGTTGCTAATGTACCACCTGTTGTACCTGAAGGTAATTTACCTTGCTTTGGAGTAATATCTGATACTTTTACCGCTTGAATTGGTGGATTTGTTGCCAATGCACCAGATTTTGGTGTTGTTGCTAATGCACCACCTTTTTGAGTTTGTCCTACAGCAGGTAATGCTGGTTTTGGAGTTGTTCCACCTGCAGGAGCAAGAGTTTTTCCTGGAAGAGTACTTGATGGGCCAGTTTTAGGCATTCCAAGTTGTTGTTGTGGTTTTTTAGGAAACTGCTTCCAAGGATCAGCAGCTGCTCCTCTTACTTTAGATCCAGGTACTTTAGTTGTTGTACCTGTTGGTGGTTTACCAAAAGGAATATCCATTTGCCCAGGAGATGCTTTTGGTGCTTTTGATACTTCAGATGACCCTGAAGACCCTGAAGTTGTTACAGGATCAGTTGCATATCCACGATTTCCAGGGTTTGGATTATTAATATCTTTATATGCTTGATTTTTACGATCTAATAATCTACCTTGTACCGCTTCTTCTTCAGAAAGATAGTTTTCTTCTAAAAATTGCTTAAACGATTTCATCTTTTTCGTCTTTTTAGTTATTTATAAAATCCTACAGAAACAAAAAAATACTGGAAAAATTTTCCCAGTATTTTTGAAATCATTTTCTCTTTTTGGTTTGGGGTGGTTTATATCCCCAAAGTCTAGGACTTACTCTACCATCAGTCCATTCAATTGATTTAAGACAATTGCCAAATTTATCATAATACATATCAAAGACACTTACTCTTTTACTTGTTTTCACAATATCATAAAAAGTGTTTCCATCAATTACATAAGTAACTAGATAAGAATCAAGAGGTAGTTGTCTATTCTTTGCGTCTTGTTTGTTACATCTTTCCTGTAGAATTTCACATCCATAGCGAGACTTGGAAGTTTCCTTTTCATGATTAGACCAAACTTCCGTTATAGTTTCTTTAGTAGATGTTTTTTCTTGTTCTGCCGACATTGTATCATCTTTAATTTTATTTTCCAAATTTATCCCTCATAATTAAAACGTAATTTTATCCCCGATTCCCCCATTGAATATCAGGATATGCTTCTGAAACAATTTCCTTAGTAATCTTATACTTGGTATCAAGTTTTTTATCTTTGACAAGAATTAGAATTTCTGCTTCCAATGGATGAAGACCCTGAAGAATATTAATAAACATGCTTTCTCTGCGAAGAGAACTCAGACCATCATTTCCACCTTTTACAAAATTATAAAATTTCTGATATTCTTTACGAATTGATGATCTTCCTTGATCTTGAGAACCAAGTGAGTTAGAACCAAGTTCACTCATCTTACTTACTGCATCAGAAATCTTTTCAGAAAGAGTTCCACTGAAAGAATTTTGCTCACTTGTTGCAGCATAAGGAACATCCCCAGGAGGAAGAATTGAAACAATACTTTGATCAAAATTCCAAATAAACAGTGCCTTTAGAGAAGGGTGCTCATATTTTTTAAGAACTTCAATTTTTTTCACATTCGAACGCTGTTTTGATACAAGATTCAAAACTTCGAAAGAAAATGGATTTACTGGAAGTTCTTCAATTACTGCTGGCGCTTTCGCCTTTACATTAAATGCTTTACTCGTCGTCTTCTTCTGTGTCGTCGTAGTCATGATAGTTTTCAAAATTAAATGCTATGACCTCATCTGGAATCAAGTTTCCTTGATTATCGAACATTTCGGGATGAGGTCTTGGAATTTCCCGATAGTTCATCATATATTCTCTTGCCACCCAACCACCTATAAGTCCCACTATAAGAAATAAAACGGTTAAAAATGAACCGAATACTAGACTAACTGCTAACATTTCTCTTCTCCGGGAAATTACTGATCTTTTTCCTTGATTTAAAGGAAAATTCAAAATAGATGGTTACTTCCCGATTTAGAAAGCAAATCATCTTTTCAAAAATGATATGAAATGGATAGGTCTGCTTTCTTTTTCCTCCTGAGAGAATCAATTCGACACCACGGTTCATACCATGATTGTCATTTTTATTTAGGTTCCTATCAAACAATTTGCTTCTCTTTCAAAAACTTAACTGTATCAGTGCATCCACCAAGTTTTTTATCATCACAAAGAACTTGAGGAAAGGTAGAACCTTCACCAAATTCCGAATAAAATTCTTCTTTAGTAAAGTCTTCTCCCAAATTATACACTACAAAGTTATTTCCTGTCAATTCCAGTACTTGTTTAACTTTGTAGCAATATGGACAATCTTGTTTTGAATAAACTGTGAAATTCATAATTGTTAATAATTTATTATAATTTATATAAGAAAAATATTGATTTAAGAAAATCCCATTTTTTGAATATTTTCTTCAACGAATGCCTTATATCTGTCTGGCAAGTCATAATTATTTCTCAAGTTAAAGAGTAATTCTTTACATTCACCAACTTTACCCCATGTCCATCCAGAAACTATTTTTTGAATAAGTAAACCAAATTTTCCAGGATATTCTACATCAGTTTTTAAAGGATTGTGATCAAAACTTGCAAAAGTTAATGCTTGATTTGCATAGATATAGCAATCTTGCCACCACTCTCTTTTTTCTGAAAATCGACTTAACAAATAATACGCTTCTGGTCTTTGTGGATAAAAGACAAGTGCTTGTTGAAGAAGAGATTTGGAACTTCCATCTCTAGTTCCTTGTTTTTCGTAGCAATAAGATCCACGAATTAATGCTTCATAAGCAAGATCTTTATTTTCCGATCTTTCAGCACATCTTAGAAAGTAAGTAAGTGCTGGAGCAGTGTGTCCCTTATCTTCATACCAAACTCCTAGATTAAAATTATGTTCTGCATTTTCAGTATCCAAAGAATATTTTGTCAGTAATTCACAAATTTCCGATTCTGAATTATTTTTATGCTCTTTAATAATTTCTATCTTTTTTGCTTTTGACTTTATGATAAAACTTTTTGGTTTATTTTTCTTTGGAACATAAGAATTTTCCGTAAAGAGAAACTTTTTCACCCTAGGTAAAGTAAAAATTTCATTAGGTAAATTATCTCTATAATATTCTCTCAATACAGTATTCTTATCCCCAGAAGGAGCAATAGATCCAACTCCAATATCTAAAGTATCTTGAAATTCTTTGGTATCATCACTTCCATATTTTGAAGTAGTTAAATAACTAAATTTATCATCATAATGAGTAAACGCTTTACATTTTGCCTTTCTAACCTCTGGTGATCCCATCCAAGAAAAATGCCATCCCAAATCTTGAAGTACTTGTCCATTTTCTGTCAGAAAATTTATAGGAAATGGATTGAATACATTAGATCTAATTTGGGTTGGTGTTGCTTTTTGCAAATGAGTTTTTGTTGCAAAAAACATACCAGTCCATTCTTTGGGTTGATTAGTATCCTTCATGTATACTCTCAAATCTGCTCTTCCTTCCAAATGAACTATAGGAATTCTAATTACTATATCCAAATTGGATCGCACAACGCTGGAAATATAGTTGATACAATCTGGTTTAACAATTTCATCACTATCACTATGAATGAATACAGTATCATCGCCATAATTTTCCAATACAGAAAGTAATGCATCTTTTTGCATTCTCTCCCTTGCTCTTGCACGAAGAGAATTTACATTTGAACTATTACCATCATAACAATTATGGTGATCAATTTCTTGTACTTCAAGATTTTCATCATCAGGAATATTTAATTTGATAATTCGAATCTTATCTTTTGGCAATTCCAGTTCATCAATAATATTTTCAAGTTCATATTCGATGGGAACACCGCTTTGAGTCCTATTTGATTCACAAATAACAAACTCATCAACATAATCCTTGAGCATGGTAACTCTAAGTTCCAACATTTCTTTTCCAGTTGGAGCAAAAAATGGGAAATAATCTACAATTTTTTTAACTGAAATCATTTTTTTATCTTTCCATAATTGAATAATTTTATCATAAGATCTTTTATGTGTACTATCATGTAAATCTTGATTATGTTCTTCACATTGAACAAATGTAGTGCTTAAACTACAATCTTCCGCAAATAAGGGAATTGAATATACTCTACCTAAACTATAAAATAAAGTTTCTACTAGAGGCATTACTTCAGAATCTTTCAATTCTAAATTAAAAGTATTTCCAACACAATAACTATCAATTACTTTTTTTGCATAATTTCTAGTCATAATATATGCAGTTACTGCCCAATCATCCCATTCTCTTTCTTTTAATTCTAATGAAGATATGTCTCCATTATTTTTCAAATATAATAATTGAACACATTCCCAATCATTGGGTAAAGTATTCATAAAATCAGACCAAGTAAAGTCCCAATATTTAATTGTTTCTAAACTTAAATCATCTTCGCAGAAAAAGGCATAATCTTCATTAGTAGTATTATACCATTCTTTAATTGCTTTTAAATGTGATACTGCACATCCTATTGTTCCTGGAAGTAATTGATCAATATATTTTCCAGTAACTACATCATCAGAATCTTTAAATCTTTTAGAAATTATTGATTTTGGATCTATATTATATTTTTTAAATTGCCTCTCAATACTTTCTTGTCTATTTACACTTTCTTCAAGACTCAGATAATAAACCGTAGGAAAATTATTCAATTTTTTACTTACAATTTTAGTGCATAAAAATACTTGAGAATTAACTTCTTCAATATTCCATTCAGTTTTAGGTTTAATATAAGGATTACCTTTACTTATGAATTTATTTTCATCAATTAATCTTTGTGTAATAACATAATCAACTTGTCCTTGCACCTCTTCTTCGGGATAGACTTCGGAAAGATTAAATTTAATGTGATTTTCTAATTCCAAAGTATAATTTGGAGAATTTTCAAATCTTTTTCTATCCGAATGTGGAATATGAATCAAATTATGATCATATGTAATTTTTTTATGTTCTAAATTTAGAAGTTCTAATCTAGAAAGAATATCAGTATCTTCCCACCCATAATCGGTAATATCTTCATCATATCCACCAACTTTAGAAAAATTATCTCTGGAAACATATAATAGACCTTTTAAAAATTTGAAAAAGTGATTATATGAATTACAATACTCAGCAATTTCTTCTATACTTAAATTCTTAAAATTGAGAGAATAATTTCCTCTTTCATCTAAGTATTCGTAATTTTTCGTTAAAGCACCATTTCCAGAAAGGAAAGACTTATCATCAATTCTGTAATTTTCAAAAAATCCATGATACGGATTAATAATATAATCACAATCAACTTTAATAATATAATCACCTGTTGCACAACTTGCAGCAAGATTTAATGGTTGTGCCAAATTAAAATATTTTTCACCATCAACTCTCAGAATTTTAATTCTAGAATCTAATTTTACAAGATGATCTATGGGTTCATCAGAAGTCCAATCAACAATAATAATTTCTTTAATCTCATCAAAAGATGTCCAAGAATTCAAAGAAATTTTGAGCGCATCGTAACGATTTTTACATGCACAAATTAATGATACATTCATACTTTTTCAGCGGTATAATTTTGATTATCTACTTGAGTAATATTCCACTTAGTTTTTGGTTCAATATAATAATGTGATGGAGAACAAAAAGATACTATATTTTGTTCAATATGAGTTTGAGCAATTGTATAGTCTGCCTGCCATTCTAATTCATTTCCATCGGAATAATTTGAAATATTTTGCTTAATTGGATTGTTGATAGAATCATATGTGTATGCTTTAAAATTTTCCAATCTTTTTTTATCTGAATGTGGAATATGAATTAGTGTGTGATCAAAGTTTAATTTTTTATGAGTTAATCCATAAAGTTTTAATCTATTTTCCAGTTCAGTATCTTCACCAGCATAGTATTCTCCCATATCTTCATTATAACCCCCAACTTCATCTAGAAACTTTTTATGAACATAAAGAAGTCCACGCAAATGTTTAAAATATGGAGAATTAATATTGTGAGTTAAATCAACATCAGTGTCACCAGAAACAAAAGATGCATCATCGATTGCATAATTTCCAAAAAAATTCCAATATGGATTAAAAATATAATCAGTATCCACTTTAATTACTGATTCTTGTGTACACAATCTTAATGCCAAATTCAATGGTTGAGGTTGATTAAAAAATTGTTCATTAGAAACTGTAATTACTTTAATTCTTGGATCAATTTTTGTAATATTACTGATCGATTCATCAGAACTCCAATCAACAACGATAATTTCCGAAATTTCTTCATACAATAACCATGATTGCAATGAAACTATTAAAGGTCTATAACGATTTTTACATGCACAAATTAATGAAACTTTGCTATTTTTTTCCATATACAAATTCAATTCATTAAGTTATATATTTGTTCGTTCACCCACAATTTTTCTCTTCCAGACGTTAAAACCTCTCTATAATTATGTTGATTCAAAAAATCACAAATTAATTCTACAGATGGTATATCTTCATCTAAAAGTCCATATTCAAACTGAATGAAAGATATCTTATTATTTTTAAGAAGACCCTCCGCTCCACGAAGTATTTTATATTCTGCACCCTCAGTATCAATCTTCAAATAATCAATATGCTCCAAATTCAATTCCAGAAATAATGTATCTAATTTTTTACATTCAATTTGCTTTATTTTAACACTACTGTCATTTTTAAAATCATTTCTAAAATAAAAACTTGAAAGAACATGCCTTTCACCAGGAAAAAATATAGGTTCAATATTATCTTTATCTGATAATCCTATTTTTAATAATTTGACCCTGGAATCATTATTCCACCTATTTTCATATGTTTCCCAATGTAAGGGTTCTATACCAATACATTTTGCATCTGGTAGACTTTCCAATAAAAGAAAAGTAAAGTCATCATTCCAATTTTCAATCCATTAAGCATAATTTAATTCTACTATTGGATCAATATTACATCCAACATCAATTGCTACCAGATTTTTAGGTAGATAAGGAAGTGCTGTATTAATACAATTTCTATAATCTAAACTCATTTATTTTTCAACCATTAAAAATAATTTTGTCTTTGTGGTTATTAATTTTATAATTCAATAAAATCTTTAACAAATTTCTGAGATGTCCTAATAAGATATGCTGCATTATCTTGAAATCCAAAGGTAATTAAATAATCATCTTGGTATTCGCACATTCCAACGGCAAATTCAATCTCAGCATTTAGGAATGAAAATCTTCTTGATACTTTTACAATATTCCAATCTTTATCCCAAACTATAAACCGATGTTTATAATCTCCATCCTTTCTTCCTGCAAGGCTTTGGTATAGAAAAGTTTCATGACATAGACAAAATCTATAATCACCAAGTGAAATAACTTGGGAACCACCTCTCAAATCAATACATCCAAGATCTTTCCAATCTTTATTAACTACTGTTTCACAAACTCCCGTTTCAATACTATACTTTACAATTTCCGTTCCATTTGTCCATTTGACAAAATGGTAAGGCATATCCAAAATTGGCATCCAATTTTTATTACAATATTCCTTATCATCTCCAGGACAAGGAATACGATACCTTGAAATTTCTTTCACACCATTTTCAAAGATTTCAATTTCAGACAACTCCATTCTTCCCGTACCAATAGTGTCAAGATCTCTTCTTACACCACAGATATAGAGTTTTTCATCCCATCTTACAATTCTAGCATCCTCAAGACCTACAAATTCCCACATAGGTTTATAAGTATCAAATGCTGAAGTATCAACACGATAGTGCCATTTTATTTTCATATCATTATCCATTTCGCACATTATATTATTTGTGCGAAGATGCATATCATTTTCTGGATGAATATAAACTAATGGACCCCAAGCATGTTCAAACTTTTTCTTTTCAGAATGATAAAGAGTGTAGTTAATATTCCTAAGATTTACAAGTATTTTTCCATTATCATTATAGATTGATGGATTTGTAAGTGCTGGTCCTTGCAAGTATGACGATGGAGTTATGAGAGGGTGAATAGATCCACCATTCTCTAAGGCAAGTTTGACAAAGTTACTCATAAAAATTGTAATTGCAAATTAATAATTATAGGTTTAATTTTCTAATTTTTACTGAGAAAATTAGTTTTGAATCTAATCTTCACTTGGGATTATTTATTCCCATATCAATTATGGTACTCAGATCATTATATCACCTTTTTAAAGAAATAGAAACTACTTTTCTTTTTAATTAGTTAATCTTGAATATCTCCATCTTCGTCCAGGCACCATCAGAAGTTCCATTAACAACTTGACTGGTTGGATTTGATGTATAAACAGTAAAGTCAATATAATCTGTTGTTCCATTCATTGTAACAATTCCACAAGCAGTCATGGTATAGGCAAAAGTTTGTATTCCAACCTGATTTAATGCAAATGTATTTCCATTTTTTCTTAATTGAATATTTGTTTGATTATTTGTAATAGATCCTGATTGCCAGTTTAACATTACATCAACACGATAAGTTCCTGCAACAGTTGGTGTAG